TCTGCGGTTAACCTTTAATCCGCAGGATTCAAGAGCGTCAGCTACAACGTCCGCATCGACAGAGGGACAGATTATATCGTCCCCGTAGACGCGGACCCAACTTACGACCTTGGTGAATGGCCAATTGTGGGCTATTGAGATAGCCGCTACGGTCAACGCAAAGAAAACCAAGCTCTGCATTGGGAATGTCGTTGCGCTCCCCATGGGAGCGAACTTCTTGAACCATACCATTCGCCCGTCAGGGAGTTTGGTACCCGCAGCCCGAGTGGCGGCGAGGTAGCGCCAGACATTCTCGGCGACAGGGTCGCCAGAGAAGAGGTCTTGCACTAGCTTAGCCGACAGCCGATCAGAAGCAGACGAGAGGTCAAGAGTAGCGAACTGACCGTTGGCAGAGCCAACGACAGCCATCTGCTGATTGACCGTCTGATCAACGAAATTGATCCGACCCTTGGTTAGAGGGTGCGACTGAACCCAATCCATTAGAAGGGCCAATTGGCCCTGCTGCAGATACTGGTTTTCCAGCTGCTCTATGGAAATGAGTCTGACCGAAGTGGCGTCCTTAGGCACAGCAATGACGCGGGATATAGCATAGGGCTGACGCTCTAAGTCTATATACCAGCGCATGCGTGCCCGGACCTCGGATGGCCCCCCGGCGACAAAGTAGTCGTACCAAGGGTATACACGATGAGCGTTTGTGAAGACTCTTTTGAAGTCCCACTTAGCTTCACCGCGCTCACCACTGCAAACCGCACCTGGACCGTGCTTAGGGTATATCTCACGGAGTGAGAAATCCACGTACTGGCGTGAGCCAGTATTGTAGATCACCTTGCGCATCGCCGCTGTGATAATCGACCGCGCTACAGAAATGAGCTCGGCTGGTGGTTCAACAGCGTCGATTTGGTCTTCGATTGCGACGAACTCGTCAAGTGCCGGTTGGACCAGATGTTCTGGAAACCCTTCCGAGTACTTGGTAAAGGACGTTCCTACCTGTAGGAGGGCCCTCACGCACTCAACGTGCTGGCTGGTCTGCCTATTCGAAGGTAGAAGTTGGCCCGATCCATCAACGACTCCTAACCACAGCCCCCGCAAAAACTTGGGGACGGTGGAATCCGGCAGAGTGGCGAAGCTACTCTGTAGCGGAACGGAGCCATACTCCAGCGTGGTTAAGAGCATATTCGCCACCTCTTTCAAGGTGAC